CAGGTAGTTGGCAGATAGCAACTATAACTGTAGGTGATCCATGTGTACCTTTTGCTATTAATAGAAATACAGGTAACTATACAGAAGATACTGCAGTAGACCTAATCAATGGTTCTACATTTGTAACTCAGACTATTACTCTTATGTTTAATAGAAGAGACAAAGATAAGTCAGAGGCTATTAATGTACTTGGATCAGGACAGCAGTACTTAGCTGTATTTATTCAAGATGCTAATGATAAGTATTGGTACTTTGAGAATGTACAACTTACTGCTACAGGTGAAGGATCAGGCACAGCCAGAGCTGATGGTTCTAAGTACAGTATTACTCTTTTAGCGGAAGCTGAGCATTTGGCTTATGAAGTACTTAATACAGTAATTACATCTAATCCAACAGACTTTCCACCTGCTGTACAATCGTAATCTAACACCCTAATAATTAAAGCTCTGCATATTGTAGAGCTTTTTTTTTAAACATTTTTTGACCTTAGTATAATATAGTTATATGATATACATTAAAAAAGATGAGGTCAATCAGATAATCCTTACCCTAACAGAGGTAAGTACACTGCCGAATCCTTATTATTTGTTTGTCTTTCAGAATGAAATGGACAAACTTTCTGCACCTATTACATTCTACACTCCTGATAGCTCAGCTTATCCTGAAAGATTTAATCAGTTTATATTGGATGAGCCTGTAGATTTGGAACTAATCAAAGGACAGTATACATATAGCATCTATGAGTCACATATCACACCTCCAACTATTGCTAACTCTACAGGAGTAGTGATTGAAGAGGGTAGGATGGTAGTAAGTGGACCAATAGTACAATCAATTTATGAGTAATTATGGCATTAAAAGACTTTTTTAAAACAGTAAAGCATGAAATAGTAGAGGGATATCAATCATTCTCTACTCCATTCCTAAAGGTGGGAGGTGCTAACTTAACTCTACCCTATGTAAATGGTAGGAATCAGACTAATGGATATATTCCATTTGGGCAGGATAATCTGTATCCAGAACTACTCAATCAGATATACTACAGCAGTCCATTACATGGCTCTATTGTAGGGTATAAAGTGAATGCAGCTGTAGGTGGTGGATTTAATATAGTAGCTGATAGACTTACACCTCAAGATAAGCTAGAGCTATACACACTTGAGAGAAAACTAAACATAAAAAAGGTAGTACCTGCAGTAACTCAGCAACTAATACTGCACAATAGAGTATATTTCAAGTTATGCTTTGATGATAAGATGAAGCTCACAAAGATAGTCAATCTATCGCCTGAGAAACTTAGAGTAAACTTAGATAGAAAAAGATACTATATTTGTGATGATTGGTCTAGTAGGATTGGAGTACAGGAGATAAGGAGATACACTCCTACCTGTAGAGATTATGAGCAGTTATTTGTATATGAGGTAGAATGTATTGGGCAGGATTTCTATCCATTACCTCAGTACACCTCAGCTCTAAACTTTGCATTCCTATCAGGTGAACTTAGCTACTTTGCTAAAAGTAATATACAAAATTCAGTATTTCCTAGCTTTGCTATGATGTTCCCTAAAAGACCTCAGTCTGAGGAGGAGAAGAACATGATAAGAAATACCATTGATAGATTGAAAGGTGCTGCTAATGCAGGTAAAGCTGTAGCATTCTTTGCAAACTCAGCAGACCAATTACCTAAGATAGAGTCACTACCTACCAATGGTAATGATAGTCTATTCCAAGAGGCATCACAGCTGAACACTGAGCAGATATGTTTCTCTCACACTATAGATCCTATACTTATGGGTATTCGTACTACAGGCTCACTAGGTAATGGCTCAGATATTAAGCAGGCATACATCATATTTGAAAAAAATGTAGTAATGCCACTAAGAGATATGGTATCTGATATCTTTAATGAGCTACTTTTTATAGCTAAGATTGATGCAGATTTCACTATCAATAACTATCAAATTATAAACGAGGCAATTGTAGAACTTGAGGGAGATACCTCTAAGACAAATGATGCACTTAATAGTCTATCACCTTTAGTAGCTACTAAAGTACTTGAGACTATGACCGAGAATGAGATTAGAGCCTTAGCATCTTTACCTCCTGTACCTGGAGGAGATAAAAGCAAAACACAAATTGCACAAACACCTATAATATAATGCTATACTTTATAACAGAAACATATCTAAAGAATAACACACCCATCACAGCTAATGTAGATGTAAATAATGTTACTCCTTACTTAGCTACTCAAGCTCAGCTAAGAATCATGCCTATCTTAGGCACTACATTCTATAATGACTTACTAACTAAGTACAATGCTCAGACTTTAGATCCTGATGAGGAGGTACTAGTTACATTCATACAGCCTATTATAGCATGGAGAGCAGCAGAAGATGCTGTATTTGGTCTTAGTCTACAGCTAAAGAATAAAGGATTGCAGACTCAGTTCGGAGATAACTCAGCATCTGTAGATAGAGGTACTATAGCATTCAGCATGGAACACTATGCACAAAAGGCTGCATTCTTTGAGCAAAGATTGATAAGATACCTACTTAAAAACAGAGCTTTGTATCCAATATTCACCGGTACAACTAACCGAGATACTGACCTTAGACCTATGATAGATGGCTGTAGCTGTTTATCTAATGGATTGCTAGAGTGTAATGGTCTATGTGGAGGTGCAGGAGGCAATGGCTATAATAATTCAATCTTAATAATATGAAGCACTCAGGAGTCTTATCTATAATAGTATTCACTTTAGGATACTTAACAGGCATATCATTACTATTTGAGCCTGCTCTATATCTTAAGCTAATGGGAGCTAGTATAATAGGATATCTAAGTTTTATTCTAGCATTACAACAAGAAAAGCGTGAAGATGAAGAGGGGGAGGAATACGAATGAAAGCACAACTATCACTATTACTAATATCAATTCAATCCAAACTTTTGACACTTATATCTATATGCTTTGCATTCTTTTTACCAATAAGTGGCATCCTGTTAATGATAGGAATATTAATTGTAATTGATACTATCACAGGTATATGGAAAGCTAAGAAGATAGGAGATAAAATTACTAGCAGAAAGCTCTCATCTATCATTAGCAAGTTAGCACTTTATGAGGTTACTGTGATTATGTTCTTTTTAATAGATAGATTCATACTAAATGATATCATTCTTACTTTTTTCAGTGTACCATTTATGCTCACAAAGGTAGTGGCACTAGTACTAGCTAGTATAGAGGTGATGTCAATTAATGAGTCATACAAGCAAGTCTACCATTTGGACCTGTGGCAAAGTGGAAAGGCATTATTTGCTAGAGCCAAAGAAGTTAAAGAGGATCTAAACAAACTGAAATGACACGTTGGGAACTTACATCTAAATACGGTACAGCTAATGTAACAGGTGCAGGTTACTTAGTAAAGATTAAGCTACCATATCCAATGAGAATAGCTTGGGACTTAGACAGCTCAGTCAATTCTATGATGTGCCATAAGTTAGTAGCTGATAATTTTTCTGCTGTATTCAATGAGCTTCTAGCTACCTATGGATACGATAAGATAAAAGAGTTAGGGATTGATTTATTCGGTGGGTGTTTTAACTATAGAAAGATGAGGGGAGGTACAGCACTATCTATGCACTCATGGGGGATAGCAATAGACTTAGATCCTGCTAGAAATCTTCTCAAAGAATCATCGAAAACTGCAAGATTTGCAAGACCTGAGTATAAGGCAATGATAGATATATTCTATAAGCATGGGTTTATATCTTTGGGTAGAGAGAAGAACTACGATTGGATGCACTTTGAAATAAAAGAATGATGAGATACTTAGCTATAATACTACTACTCAGCAGCTGCTCTGCTCAATACCATCTTAATAAAGCTATTAAGAAAGGATATAGCTGTGAGCAAACAGGAGATACTATCAGGATCACTACACTAGATTCTATCCCTGTTATCATTCATGATAGCATAGTGTGGGAGAAATTCATCACTACTAAGGATACTATTATAAAGTATAAATCAGTCTATGTGCCTAAGACAAAAATAGAATTAAAGCGAGAGTTTAAACTTAAGATAAAAACTATCTACAAAGATAGGATAGTAGAGAAAGCACAGGCTAAAGCCACAAGACCTAAGACTAGAGGTAATCTTAACCTGTTATTTGTGGGAGTAGGCATAGGCTTACTGCTATCATATCTCTTTAAATTTGCGAGGGAGAAATATTTGTTCTAAGTTTACACCACTTATGGTAAGAAAAAGACTGTTTTTTGACATTGAGACATCATTCAATGTTGGTATATTTTGGCGATCAGGATATAATCTTACAATCAATCCAGGTGACATCATCCATGAAAGAGCAATCATCTGCATCTGCTACAAATGGGAGTCAGAGGATGATGTACAGTTCCTAACTTGGGATAAAAAGCAATCTGATAAGGCAATGATTAAAGCATTCCTTAAAGTTATGGCTCAGGCAGATGAAATTGTGGCTCATAATGGGGATAGATTTGACCTCAAATGGATACGCACAAGAGCTTTATTACATGGTATTGATGTTATGCCCTCACCTAAGACTATTGACACTCTTAAATGGGCTAAAAGATACTTTAATTTTAACTCAAATAAATTAGACTATATAGCTAAGTATTTAGGAGTAGGGCAAAAAATGGATACAGGGGGATTAGATTTGTGGAAAGACATAGTATTTAAGAAAGATCAGAAAGCAATGGATAAGATGGTAGAGTATTGCAAAATGGATGTCACTGTCCTAGAAGCTGTATTCAATAAACTTAATTCCTACACTACTCCATCTACTCACTATGCTGTAATGGAGGGAGATGAGAAATTCTGCTGTCCTGAATGCACAAACTATAATGTGAGATATAATAAACAAGTAGTGACTGCAGGAGGCACTATCCATCATTGGATGTTATGTAATGATTGTAGAAAACATTTTAAAATAAATAATAAAACTTACACAGAATTTTTGAAATTCAAATATAAACACTAAATTTACACTTGTTTCCATGTTAAAGAAAGACAGTTATAAGCTACCCAGCCTTGTAGCTGTTTTTTTTTTGCATGAATAATGCTAAATATACTTTACAAATACCTACACTTTTGTAAGATATGCTTTACATAATAGGCATAATTCCGATTATCATGTAATTTCAAAGTAAATTATCATGTAATTTCAAAGTAATACTTTAGATTATGTCCCGTTTTTTACGAAATAAATTGGACTTTTAATGGTTATAACTCTAATAATAGCAAAGGTTTTAAGGTTTTAACCTGTCGGTATTTCCGCCAAGTTGGTTGCAGTCGCAAATTGCGACCTTACAGGGGGACAATTTGTCCCCTAGTCTTATTTAGAATGAATATAAATTACTCTTTTTTATTGCAGTTATAAAACTTTATACTATCTTTGGCGTATAGTTATCAACAATTAAAACTTTTACACATGGACAAAGAACAAATTATGACAATCATTCTAGCTGAGGAGGCATCACTGTATGATCAGGCTAAAGAAACTGCAGAGGCTTTTGGCAGAAAAGATGAAGCTACTATAAGAGCTTACGCTCAATGGTATGCAATTACTAACCTAATAGACAGAATCAATGAAAAAACTAATTAATTATTTTACTCCTGTGGGAGCTGAGCAAAAAGCATGTGCTATAGCTATGCTTATTGTTACAACTGTAATACTATCAATCTTATTTTTATTCACTTTTTTAGAACTTATATTATGAACTTTATAGACCTATACAAAAATGGCAATCAATACATTTCTAATTGGACTACTGACTATGATAGTGATGTATATATAGCAGGTACTATTGAGCCATTTACCTACAATGCTACAGAGACTGATGATGGAGATATGTCTCAGTTTCCTTTAAGTGATGCAAATCTTAACCTACTTAAATCTAAGCTATGACATTCAACGCAATTATAAAGTTTTGGACTAGCAGGAGAACAGCAGAAGAGATAAGAGGTGGATTTAATCTGCCTCTTTACCTAAGGTATTTACAAATCATAAACAATAAATCCAATGACTGAGTTCACACAGTTAGCTATTAAGGTACAGGATGAAATAGCTAATGGTGATTATACTCACCAAAAATACCTGAGATTCAGAGAGTGGTACTTTCAGAACTATGAGGGCAGTAAGAGGAATGCTGCTAGAGATTTTAGAATGTTTGACTTAATGTATGGCTTAGATGTGCCAATAAAAAACAATGACAATGAAGAGATATAAAGTAGTATTCAAGACCTTTGACTATTGGAATGGTCCTGTGAAGTTAGTCACTAGAATTATAGAGGCATATGATGCTAATCATGTTAAGCAGCTCATACAAAAGAATGATGATTTAATAATGCTAATTGAAGAGATATGAATGATATCATAAGAGAAAGGTATCCATTTGAGCCTACTAAGAAGATAGCAGATGACTTAGGACTTAGTGAATCATCAGTTTATAATAGAGCTTTTGCTATGGGTATTAAGAAAGATCCTGTTTATCTTCGGTCTACTCAATTTCCTGAAGGATATCTAGGTGGTAAAGCTACTCAATTTCAAAAAGGTCAAGCACCTCCTAACAAAGGACAAAAAATGTCCAAAGATTTGTATGAGAAAGTAGAAAAGACAATGTTTAAAAAAGGTAATAAGCCTATGAATACTCAGCCTATAGGTACTATCCATCAAAGGAAAGATACAGGAGGTAAAATGTACCAATATATTAAGTTAGCAGATTCAAAGTGGCAGCTGCTGAATAGATATACTTGGGAGATGCATAATGGACCAATTCCTAAGGGGATGGTGGTAGTGTATAAAGATGGTAATTATCTAAATAATGATATTACTAATCTGCTAATGATTACTAAAAAGGAGAATATGGCTAGAAATACCATACAGAGATTGCCTAAAGAATTACAACAGGTAATGAGATTAAAATGTAAACTAATAAATAAAATAAATAACAATGGCACAAAACAAACTAAGTGATTTAAGAGATCACATCTTTATGGCTCTCGAGAGATTGAGCGATGAAACATTAACAACAGACCAGGTGAATGTAGAGGTGGATAAAGCTAAGGCAATATCTCAGCTTGCAGGTACTCTAATCCAATCTGCTAAGGTAGAGATAGATTTCATTAATGCTACCGGTGTAATGGAGTCTCAATCGGATCTATTTAAGTCAGTAACTCAAACTAAATTATTATGACAGCAGTACAGCAGGTATTTAGTGACTTAGAGAAGTTACAGCCTCATCTATTCAATATGCATTCTGTAGAGGGTAGAGAATTTGTGAAACACTTTCATAAGTATTTGGATATTGAAAAGCAACAGATGATGCAATGCTATGAAGAAGGTTACAATAGTGTAGTAAAATTAATTGAAGATGCAACACAAAGAAATTTTAACCTTTAAATCAGAGCAATGAAACAGACAGCAGTAGAATGGTTAAGACAAGAATTGTTAAAACGAGATATGGACATCTCAATTAAAGATTTATTTGAACAAGCCAAAGAAATGGAGAAAGAGCAAATGGAAAGTGCTTATTTAGCTGGAGAGTCAAAAGATAAACAATACTACAACGAAACCTTTAAATCAAAACAATGACAGAACTAAAATTTTTAAAAGAACAAATTATAAAGTATAAACTAGCTACCAACTCTAGGAATAGAGCCTATGTCTATAAGAGATACTATGTAATGTACAGGCTAAACAAATGTAAGCTCTCACTTAGTGAAATAGGTAGGCTTATGAATAGACATCATGCTACTGTTATACATGGTATCAGAATGCACAGGAGATGGTCTAGGATGCATGATAAAGTATATCTCCATGAGATACAGCCATTAGTGCAAGCTGCAGATGATTTAGATTATGAGGATAAGTACAAAGTATCAGCATTAGAAAAGTTCAATTACATAAATGTGAGGATTCAGATGCCTTGGGAATATGATAAGGTCAATAAATTTAAAGAATATATGACAGCTAAAGAACTAGCAGAAATAATTTAAGCCCTTCGGGGCTTTTTTTGTGCAATGTTAAAATGGTCCTTACAACTTTGCACAAAAGATTGCACATAAAATAGAATTGATTATCAGTATTTTAGATTGATTTGTGCAAAGTTTTGAGAAAAAGCCCCTACCCTATATATACTATAAGACCAGGATGAAAAAAAAAAGTAAAAAAAAAGACCAACTTTGCACAAAGCCTTGGTACTGCTAACTTTTGGGTGTGCAAAGTCTGTGCAAAGTTGTATGTTGATAAAAAAAGATTGCACACTTTGTAAAGTATTAATAATTATTATTACATTTGTAAAAATTAGAACAGCCAAATGACAAAGACTTTAATCTTAGAGAGTATAAATCCCCCTATCAACTTGGCTGTTCGCTTAGGGGGACTCTCTTTTTTATATAAATTATGAATCTAATAGATGTAGCACATGAATTAATAGCAGAGGGATTGAATCCTCTACCACTTTGGAACAGCAAAGCTCCAATGCTTGAGGCAGGTCATAATTTTTTATATGAAACTATTACAGATGTAGATAGTAGATTCTTAAAAGCTGAAAAAATAGGGATAGCCTGTGGATTAGTTAGTGAATTTTACTGCATTGACTTTGACTGCCATAATGGTGAGCCTATTAAAGATACATTTGATGACTTTATTAATGTGCCATCCATTAAGATGCTGATTAAAGATGGGATGCTATCCTGTTACACTACAGCAGGAGGTGGCTATCATGTTTACTTTAGATCAAAAGAGAAGTTTAATGGTAGAGTATTTGCTAAATATCCTACAGGAGCTACAATGGTAGAGATGAGAGGCAATGGACAGTACTGTGCCTGCTATCCATCTAGTGGATATAGTCATATCGGTGGGGAGGAGTACATAAAGCTGAGCTATTTTGATGATGATATTAATAATGTCTTTGATTTAATTACATCTTACAATCAGCATCACACTATTAGTCTACCTCACAAAGATACCTCTGATAGAAAATGGGCAGAGACCTGGAAAGATACTACTCCTGACGGTAAATATAACCTTGAGAATGGAGAAGAGGCTAAGGAGCTGCTTAAGGGGATAGGATGGCAGTTCTGCAATAAGAGAAAGGATGGCTCAGAGTATTGGACTAGACCTAACAAAGATATAAAAGATGGATTTTCTGCTACTTTTGGCTTTCAAAATAATATGTTCTATATATTTAGTGAGGATGGAGGAGCTATAAAGCCATTTGAATCTAAACAATCTTATTCACCATTTAATATCTATACTTTAGTCAAGCATAATGGAGATTGGAATGCTGCTAAAGAGTCATTGAAAAAGAAATTTAAGATGGTAGATGATGACTTTTGGTCCACTACTCAGAATGGAGCTTACAATCTTAACAACTTTAAGTTTAAAACATTCCTAGATAACAATGATTTCTTTAAGCATTCCCCTGAGAAAAATGGTACATTTCAAATGATTAAGAAAGAGGGTATATTTTTAAATGAGGTATATGAGAAAGATATCAAAGATTTTGTATTAGATTACATAACCTCTAATGATAAGCCTGAGGGAGTTTATAACCTGATGAGTGGCAATCTTAAGTTCTTTAAGAGAGAATTTCTAGGGATATTGACTAGTAAGAATGTAAGTCTATTGAAAGATGACAAAGATAGTGCATATCTATTTTATACTAATTGCATAGTAAAGGTATCTAAAGATAAAAAAGAGGTACTATCTTATGCTGATATGGATCTATCTATTTGGAGAGACCAGGTCATCAATAGAGACTTTAAGAAAACAGATCACCACAGCTCAGAATTTAGAACTTTTATATGGAATATAGCAGGTAAAGATAAAAGTAAGTACAAAGCATTTCAGACTGTAATCGGATACCTCCTGCACAGCTATAAGGATAGAAGTAATAACAAAGCTATTATATTTAATGATGAGGCTATCTCTGATGTACCTAATGGGAGAAGTGGAAAGGGATTGTTTTGGAATGCAATGGGACATCTTAAGAAAGTTCAGAGCTTAGATGGTAAGTTGTTTGACTTTCAAAATAAATTCCCCTATCAGAATGTATCTACTGATTGTCAGATATTAGTATTTGATGATGTTAAAAAGAAGTTCAACTTTGAGAGCTTATTCAGTGTTATTACTGAGGGTATTACTATTGAATACAAAGGTAAGGATTCTATTAAACTAGATGTAACTAACAGCCCTAAGATTATCATTACTACTAACTATACTATCTCAGGCAATGGTGCATCTTTCAATGCTAGAAAGTATGAGGTGGAGATGGCTAAGACATTCAATGATAAATTTACTCCTGTAGATCTATTTGGTCATGAGCTATTCGTTGATTGGGATGATGACCAATGGGCAGCCTTTGACAATTATTGTCAAGAATGTATACAGATATATCTTAATGTAGGATTAATTGAGATGCCTACTATCAATCTAAACTTTAGAAAGATACTAGATGAGATAAGCAGTGAGATGTATTATTTCTTTGAGGATCTAAAAGAGGATACTTACTACTCAGTGAAAGAACAGTTATACGATTCATTCTGCAATGCATTCCCTGATAAAAAGAACTACATAACACAGAACAGCATCACAATTAACTTTAAAAAGTACTGCGAATACAAAGGATATATCTGCTCTACCAATAGGAATGGAGGCAGTACTAGATTGTCATTTGTACCGGAGGTAAAAGAGATAGATATATGGGATGAATTAACAATTAAAGCAATGAATATATAAACAATTTAAAACAAACAATTATGAACAAGTATGATGGAGTGGTAATTAAAAAATCAACAAAGGTATTTACATCAATGAATATCTTAGAAACAACAGTAGAACATAATGGATTTCAAGGTGGAGATGCAGGGCATGGAGGATATGTTACAGTAACATTTACTGATTTATCAGGTACATCTATGGAAGTAAATGGTGTAGATTTTTGTGGTGAGCAATTTAGTATAACTTTTAAGGGATCAACTGAAAGACAAACATTTGTAGAGTCATTACAATTTATATTAGATGAGTTAAAAAGTGATGTAACATATTGATTCTAATGAACAAAGAAAACAAAACACTACTCAAAGCCTTAGAGATTAACTACCTCACACTTAAGCACCCTACCATGCCCTACATTACGGCATCAGATTGGAATGATAACTCAGCCAATGCTCTTACTAAATGTATCATTCACTTTCTAACCTATTCAGGCTTTCAAGCTGAGAGAATCAATACAATGGGAGTATATAGAGAGGGTAAGAAGATACAGGTAGGTGAGAATACTAGACAGCTGAAAGGCACTTATACTCCTAGCACAGGCACTAAAGGCTCTGCTGATATATCTGCCACCATTAGAGGTAGGTCAGTTAAGATTGAGGTGAAATATGGTAAGGATAGGCAGTCAGAAGTACAGAAGAGGTATCAGGAATCAGTAGAAGCTGCAGGAGGTACATACTTTATTGCTAGAAATTTTGATGAATTTATGATATTTTATTTAAAATTCCTTGCAGATATAAAATAATTGATTATCTTTACTGAAATTTAAATCTATATTATGGAAACAAAAACAAAAGCTGTAGTATCAGCACCTGTACTAACACTGCACCAAAAGCTACACAAAGCTAAGCAGTCAATCGGCAAAGTAGCTAAGAATGCTACCAATCCCCACTTTAAAAAGTCATACAGTGACATCAATGCAATCACTGAGGCAGTAGAGCCTATCTTATTAGAGAATGGTCTACTATTACTACAGCCTATTCAAGGCAATTCAGTATGTACTCAGATAATCTGTATAGATTCTAATGAGTCTATTGAGTCATGCATGGAATTACCTGCTGGACTTAATCCTCAGCAAGTAGGATCTGCAGTGACTTACTATCGTAGATATACTTTGAGCAGTATCTTATGCTTGCAGTCAGTTGATGACGATGCAAATCTAGCTAGTGTACCTGTTAAGGCAGCTAAGCCTGGACTATCTAAAGAAAGATTTGAAGAGGCACTTGTATCTATTCAAGATGGTAAGTTTACTATCCCTAAGCTAAGAGAGACCTTTGAGCTTACAGATTTACAGAATAAAGCACTCATGTTATTATGAAATGGCATCCATCATCACTCGGCAAACTAATGACAGCATCTCGGACTAAGTCTGAGGTGCTATCTGAAACTACTAAGAGCTACATTAGAGCAGTAGCTAAGCAGGATTTCTATGGTTACAATGTAGAGCTGAATAACAAGTATATTAATAAGGGTAAGCTACAGGAGAATGACTCCATTGCTCTATTCAACTCGGTAATGTTTAGCAACTACTCTAAGAATACTGAGAGACTAAACAACGAATGGCTCACAGGAGAGGCTGATATAGTTCTAGATGACCAAATCATAGACATAAAGACCTCATGGTCATTAGAGACGTTCCCTGCTACCTCAGAAGAGGGTATAAATAAAGATTACGAGTGGCAACTTAGAGCTTACATGATGTTATATAATAAGAACTATGCTAGTCTAGTCTATTGCATGGTATCTACTCATCCATCACTACTTAATGAATGGGAGAACTTATCACTGCATCAGGTAGATCACATAGCTCCTGAGAAGAGAATCACTACTCTACTCTTCAGTAGAGACCTGGAGCTTGAGGAGGAGATTAAGGTAAGACTGCATCACTGCACTGAGTATTATGTGACATATATTAATAGACTTAATAATAAATAACATGAGAGTTCAATTCTATGAAGCTGCTTTGATTGCAGCAATGCAAGCACTAATACATAACAATCCTGGCATCAGTGCTAAATATGCAGCTAAGAAAGCTGTTGAATATGCTACTGAGCTAACTATACTAGAGTATGGTGTTTCTAATCCATTCCCTGACAAAGTAGTATGAAAGAAAAAACACTAGCAATCATACTGACTTTAGTAGTCTATGGATTTGCACTGATCGGAGTATATAAATTAATAACAACAATAATATGAATGATTACAAAGTTAAAGGACTTATCAAAGTGATAGGTGATACCGTACAGGTGACTGAGAAGTTCTCTAAGAGAGAGCTAGTAATAACAGTAGAGGATGGTAAATTCCCTCAATACATCAGCTTGCAAGCTACAGGAGATAAGACAGCTCTACTAGATGGCTACAAAGTAGGTGAAGAGGTAGAGGCATCATTTAATCTGAGAGGTAGAGAGTGGCAGGATAAGCATTTCAACTCATTAGAGTTATGGAAGATTGATCTATTAACTGCAGCTGCAACTCATGTACCTGATAATCCTGCAGATGATCTCCCTTTCTAAGGGGCAGAGCCTTAAGGACTTTATGATTAAGGAGACCAAGTCTAAGCTCACCCAAAGATACAAGCTCAGTCATTATGCTGAGGATATCGGAGTCTCTTACTGCTCTATTTGGAGATTCATCAATGGAAAGGCTGTAAATGAGCAGTTCTATCTCAAATGGTGGAAAAATTATCTAAATAATTAATAACTTTATGGCAGTCTTATGGCTGCCTTTGTTATTTTTGGCAGATGAACATACTAACATACATTGCAGTATCATGGTTTATAGTAAACTTTGAGCCATTACAGCTACTGATTGACTCAATCTATAGCAAATTCAAACCTAGCATTCTAGCAATGTATCTGCATTCATCTGCTACCTGTATCAAATGCGTATCTTTTTGGCTAACATTAATTTGTACCTGGTCCTTTGCTCAGGCAACTATTGTGGCTTTACTATCGTTTATACTACAGGAATGTTTACAGAAGCTGAGCAAGTAATAATACAACAGGTATTCAGTTTAGCTGAGAAAGAGCAATCCTATAAGATTAATCTAATAAAACTCAAGGCTATAAAAGATAGATTGCTTGGTTATGAAAAGGAATGCTTCTGCAGTAGTGTGAGGAGAAAGATATGGCTAAAGGATTTCAAGCAATGGTATGAGACCTATACTTGATAACTACATATCAGCTCACTACAAAGAGATAAGGAAATACACTAACTATTTTCTAGTAAGAATGAAGTCTACTATTTCAGCTGATGCTGTAATAAATAACTCTTTTTTATATTTATGTAATATAGATATAGAGGTAACTGATCCCGGTAAGGTCAAAGCATATCTACTCAATACTATTAAGATGCAGATCCTATGGTCTACATCACTAACTAATAGGCAAGAGAGAGTGACAGCTACAGATAGTACTATGCCTATAGTGATGGATGATGATACGGAATTATACGATAAGATACGAGATGATATGCAGTATCAGAACAACATGGCAGTGATAGAGACATATAGAGGGAGGATTACAGATAGGATTAAGCTGATAGTGTTTCAATGTTATTTTGACAAAGGATACAGTACAGCTAGAGCAATGGCAGAATACTTTAAGATACCTGTTACATCTGCTCACTATTGGATACAAGAGATAAAAACCGATTTAAAAAACCTAAGAGATGAAAATTAAAGATGAGTACATTGGAGCTAAGATCTCCCACAAAGGTAACAGGATTACTTTAGATGCTAATAGATATGATTACTTTGTATCTATAGGTCTAGGCTATATGTTTGAAGAACCTACAGTATCTGAGCCTAAAGTAGTGAAGTATAAAGCAGTCAAAGGACCAATACCTGAGCCTGAAGTAACTGAGGAGGATGGCACAGAAGCAGAGTAGCATATCATTCGCTAGAAAGCCTAAGGTGAAGAGACCAGGTGTTCATGCTAAGAGTAAGACATCTAAGCTGAAGTCAAGTAAGAATTATAAGAAACTTTATACAAGACAAGGGTAATGGCAGGTAGACCGAGAACATTAGAATCCCCTGAGCAAATGATGGAGCTTTGGGCTATATATAAAAAGAAAGTTAAAGACAATCCTAGACATTCTTACAGCTTATCTAATAAGACAGGAGAGATAGTAGCTATACCTTTAGAAGTACCTTTGACATTAGATGGATTTGAGGTATGGGCATTTAAAGAGTATGGTGATATCCATAACTATTTTGATAATGCTGGAGATAGATATTCAGAATATAAGGTCGTCTGTACGCATATAAGAAAAGAGATCCGCCAAGACCAAATTAATGGTGGCATGGTTGGTCAATACAATCCATCCATCACTCAGCGACTAAACAATCTAACTGAGAAATCAGACATCACTACCAATGGTAAGGACATCTCTGAAATCAAAGTGAACATCATCACTAGTGCAAAGGATTGAAATGATGTGTCAAGCTGTTGAGGCTTACATCTATTCTAAGAAAGGGGTAGCTATAAAGATTAACAGGATAGCAATTATCAGTGATAGTAGGCAGATGGAGATGCTAGCCTATGCTTATGCTTATGCCAATGGAGATAGATAGTACCGTTATATTCCAAAAGAACTATGCAGCTCTCACTGATCCTGCACTAAGATTCATTATAAATGAGGGTGGCTCAAGGTCATCTAAGACCTACAGCCTTTGTCAGATGCTAATAGTCTACTGCTATCAGAATAAGAATAAGGTAGTATCAATAATTCGTAAGACATTCCCTGCACTGAGAGCTACAGTCATGAGGGACTTTCTAGAGATCATGAAGAGCATGGACATCTATGAGATAAGTAATCATAACAAGTCAGAGCATATCTACTCATTCCCTAATGGATCTATAGTAGAGTTCTTTAGTGTAGATGATGAGCAGAAGATAAGAGGTAGAAAGAGAGATGTGGCATGGTGTAATGAGGCTAATGAGTTATTCTATGATGACTTTACTCAGCTGAACATGAGAACAGAAGACAAGCTAATCTTTGACTATAATCCCTCTGAGTCATCCTCCTGGCTCTATGACCTACCAACTGAGGAAAGCATACTGATTAAGTCTACCTACAGAGATAATCCATTCCTACCGGATAGCATTAAGAAGCAGATAGAGGACTTGAAGAGAACTGATGAGGCAATGTATCAGATATATGCTCTAGGTGAGAAAGCTATCTCTAAGAGTAACATCTATTCTAATTGGACATTTATTGCTCATAGACCAACTAAGTTCGTTAAGTATGTCTATGGCTTAGACTTTGGATATAACCACCCTACAGCTCTAGTCAGAGTTTATTACTGTGACAATGATATCTTCATTGAGAAGGTAATCTATGAGAGCTACCTTACCACTACTCAGCTGATAGAGAAGATGGATGCATTGAATGTAGATAAGAATATAGAGATAATGGCAGACTACTCAAGACCTGAGATAATTGCCGAGATGAATACTGCAGGCTATGATGTGCATAATGCTAACAAGGTAGTTAAGAAAGGCATAGATAACATTAAGACCTTCGGAGTATTTTGTCAGGAGGATAAGCAGATAATGAAGGAGTATGAAAACTATAAGTGGAAGAAAATTGGTGATCAGATTATGGATGAACCAGTGAAGCTGTACGATGATGCTATGGATGCTGTCCGATATGCTACCACTTACATCAGGCAAGAGTATTATACCGATGACTCTTACTATGCGTTCTAAACAAAAAGCTATCTTAATGTAATATAGTTATGAGTAATGATATACTTAGAGACATTGCTACAGCATATTCAGTAGGGACTTATCCCCCATTGAATGAATCTTACATATTTGCTATAGCTAATCATTATGGTATAGATATAGCTAACTCTAAAGATTTAATAGGAGAGATACTATCTGTAGTAGGTGGAGATCCTGGTACATCAGATGATCATCTTATGAATATAGTCTTAGAGTTAGGAGGTACAGTTACAATCAATGCTAATTGGATAGAGGCATGGCTATTGGTTGCAGGAGGAGGTCCTCCAGCAACTGACAACAGGGTAACTGAGATTAGTGACCAAAGAGTAACAGAGGACTTAGATAACAGAGTAATACAATAAATTATGGCAGATAAAAAGATTAGTCAATTAACAGCAAAGGGTACACCTATAGCAGCTACTGACTTAGTAGAAATTAGTGAGAGTAATGGTGCAGGTGGCTATGTGACAAAGTCAGTGACAGGTGCTAACATCTTAGCTTCAAAGCAGGATACTTTAGTTAGTGGTACAAACATCAAGACCATTAATGGTAGCTCTGTTCTAGGCAGTGGTAACTTAGTAGTGACTCCAGGTGTAGCATCACTCACAGCAACAGCACCTGTAGTAGCTACAGGAACTAGTACTCCTGTTATTAGCTTAGCTTCAGGTTATGGAGATACTCAGAATCCTTATGCCTCAAAGACTGCTAATCATATTCTAGCAGCACCTAATGGAACGGCAGGAGTACCAACATTCAGAGCTATGGTAGCATCCGA